CTTACTTAGGTCAGTTGTAGAACTGTCTAAGCATCCATCTACCCAAGGTGAACAAAGTCTCATTTCCCCCCCAAGTTTCTTACACTCTTCAGTATAACACTTAGAAGTATCTAGAGCCTTCTCTATCAACCGCGGCAAAGGTACTCTAGGTGGATTTGAGTCTCTTGTCAAGCGTTCATATTCTGCAATCGCTCTATCCACATCTCTATGAACTCTCCTACCCACCACAGCAGGGTCCTGCAGCAGCACATCGTTGATTATGGTGCCTGGGAACAGAACCCTCTGTGCCTCGTCTAGGAGGTCCCAGAGGCGCTCCTGGGGCGCTCCAGTGCATTGGGAGAGAGTTGCTACCATGACACCCAATACGACGCTTATAAGGACGATCTGCTTTTTGTCAGGTCTCTTCTTTCCGAAATTAAAATTAAACATAAAAAAAGAGGAGTAGCAATCGCTCTCCTCTATTTATTATTCAATTTTTCAGATCATTATACCCGCGAGTAACAAATCCTAGCAACACCTTGACTGGGTGAAGCAATAGTAGAGAATGCACCATAAGACAAGTCAAGGTCTCTACCCGCGATATAAGGACCGCGATCATTAACACGCACAATTGTAGACTTGCCATTTGATTGATTGGTTACGCGCAATCTAGTTCCAAAAGGAAGCCATCTATGTGCTACTGATTTACCATAAGCATTGTATCTTTCGCCATTAGCAGTTGTCTGCCCGTGATATCCATCACCAATTCCATAATGTGATGCGAGGGAACATCCGCTCGCTGCTTTTGCTTGAAGGGGTGCTAGTCCTGCAGTGGCAATAGCAATAATTGAAAGTGTTTTAAAAAGCATTAAAATTAATTGAACTCTACATCCGTATAGGCAAAGGAGAAGTTCCCCTTCTCAGGGGCAGCGCCCACGGCTCTAAATCAAAATCAAAGTCTCATAATAAAAAAGATCCACATTGTTGTGAATCTTAACATTATAAGTTTTTATTTAGGATTTGTCAATCTTCTGGTTCCAGAGAGACAATTTCCAATTCATCGCCTTCAGGTTCAATCCATTCATAGAATTCTGCAAGAATGGCACGAGCATCCTCTTTATCTACGCTCATATCTGCAGCACGGTCAAGAGACCAAGTTCTCACATGCGCCACGATATCTTCAGTCGTTGTTGCCATAGTAATCTTTTCGGTAGAACCTTCCAAGGATGTTGCCATTGTAGAATGCAGGTTCTCCGTTGTCAAGAGATTCGGTGAGGACATCGTTCTTGAAGAGTTGACTGGTCTCTCCAAAGTTTGTTTTGCCCTTTGTTTTATGTAATGATAAGATAGTTCGACTAAAATTTTCTCTGCCCAATTTGTCAATGTCTTCTTTAAGTTCCGGACAAGACCCATAATAGTTTTTCCAATCAGATTCAGATTTTACTTTTCTTTTTTTACCCTTTGGAGTACGGAACTGCCAAAGATATTTTCTTCCAATATATTTTTTGCCAGTAAGATTATTCTGGATAAGATAAACAAAACCAAAATAATCTTGAATATTAGAGGAAGTAAAAGGCACTCCATTATAAATCCAAGGATTTTCATAGTCAATATCTGTACTCATCTATTATGTCAAGAACTTCATTCAGATATTTATGGGCAAGTCCTTTCATATCCATTTCAGGTCTAATGTGATCTTTATGAAGTTTATCTTTTAGTTTCAAAACCCGAACTTTCAATTCGTCTTTATTCAGTTGATTTTTAGGCATAAAAAAAGAGGAGTGTGACCTCCTCTATCTATGTGTGATTAGTTATTTGCACCTAACCATTCTTTACAATAGTCATAGTCACCAAACATAAACTCATCGCACTCTGCTGCCACTCTATATGCGTTCAGGATTTCCTGTTCGCACCATTCATCATAATTGGAATCCTGCGAAAGTATTTTTTGAGTCATAATAGGTATAAAAGAAAATCAACCAATAATACTATCTCTCCACTCTTCACTCATATTCACCATAATTGCTTCAGCATAAACTTCTCTATATGCTTCTTGAAGATTGCGAATGTCTTTAGAGTCCATCTTACAAATACTTTTTAGATATTTATAAGTTCTTTGATACTCCAACCATTTTTTCTTGGTCCAGTTCTATCATACAGAATAGCAGCACTCATAGTCGCATATGAAATATTTTTTAACTTACAAAACTTTTTCAGTTCTCCATAAACTTCAAACTTTTCACCATCAGGAGAAGTTAAAATAAATGTTTTTGCTGTATTATTTTTTCTACCATTCTCATAAGTTTCTTTTAAAGATTTGCTCATCTTACTTAAAGTTTCCTGACTATGTTGATTTCCATAGTTTGGATTATTTTTCCCTGCGACTTTTTGACTTATTTTCTTTTTAGTTTCTTCTGTATGTTTTCTCACTCCACCATAGTTTCCACTCTCTTCTTTTGTTTTCATTCTTTTTTGGATTTGTTCTTCCCACTTATCTCCATATATTTCTTGATATGTTTTTCCTTTGTGCTTAGGTGGTCTGGAACTTTCACAAATATTTGTTAATATTCCAGTTTCATCATATCTTATTCTTCCATATTTTTCAATTAATAGTTCCTCGTAATCATAAGCATCATTCTCATTTTCAAAATATTTTACTATTTTTATTTGCGGTTCATATCCATCTTCTCTTATTTTTTGTATCTTATTATATTTTCTCTTGTTTTCACTTTTTGCCCTTGATTTTTCAGACAAATGAAAATAGACCCGTTTGTCTTTCCCCTTTCCGACATAGAAAGGAAGATTAACTCTCGGGTCTATTAATTCATACACATAATACATTTTAACAAACTGAACTCTAAAACTATTTATATAATATTATAGTTCAGTTTGCTGAATAAATCAAAGTTTAAAACCAGAAAACTCATCCTTTTTCATATCTTGTTTAATACCACCAATCAAATAACTGGTAATTTCCGTCTCCTGGGGTGCGATTTGGACTGATTTAGAATTGATCCAGTGCTGAGTCCAAGGAAGTGGATTATTGTTTGATGAAATATCGTATTGGGGTTTTAGTCCAATTGCTTTAAGTCTTCTATTTGCCACCCATTCAACGTATTGCTGAAGAAGTTTATCATTCAGTCCAATCATGCTGCCATCTTTGAACAGATAATCTGCCCATTTCTTTTCTTCATTTACAGCACGATCAAACATTTTATAAGTCCACTCTTCTTCTTCCTTCATAATCTTTTGCATTTCTGGATCATCACCCTCTCTCCACTTATTCAGAATATTCTGAGTAAGTGCTAGGTGTTGGTTTTCGTCTCTGGCAATGAGAGAGATGATCTTAGCGGATCCTTCCATAAGCTTAAGTTCACCAAAGGCGAAACTACAAGCAAAACTAACGTAGAAGCGAATACCTTCAAGAATATTAACGTTGGCGACTGCTCTGTACAGTTTTCGTTTAACATCGTTGATTGTTTCCTTTGCGTATGAAACTCCTTCAAGATTGTGCATCCAAGCGTCAGATACACCATATTGCTGTGCTGATTGAATAAAGTCATCATATGACTCTGTAACGCTCTTAGCACGTTCCAGAATACGCTCATCGCCAATGATAGTATCAAATACCTCAGAAGGATCGGAATAGATGTTTTTAATAATATAAGTGTATGAGCGACTATGGATCATCTCCATAAATCCCCATACTTCCATACACGCTTCCAATTCAGGAAGTGAACAATATGGAATAAATGCCATACCAGGACCACGACCCTGAACAGAATCAAGCATAATCTGATACTTCAGATTAGAAGTATAGATATGCTTTTGTTCTGGACGAAGTGTTTGATAATCCCCACGATCCTTCTGGAGGGAGACCTCTTCGGGTCTCCAGAAGTATCCAAGTTGCTGAGTAGTTAGTTTATCGAATATAGGATATTTGTATGAATCGTATCTCTGAACTCCAAGAGGTTTTCCAAAAAACATAGGTTGCTTTTTGGTATCAACTTTTTCGGTGTTAAAAACTGTCATTCCCTTAATATTTGTAGATTCTTCTGTTGAAGAAATTTTAAACTGCATGTTTGTTTCCTTTTGCATAGTTTTATTTAAAAAGTTCAAATAGTTAGAATTTATTATTCATCATATTGAGTATGACGATGCAAATGTTTCGGTTCAATTGGCGAAAGTCTTTTTTTACCTTTTTCTTGTTGTTTGCGAGATGGATTTCTTCCTACTTTTGCAAATTGATCGCCTTCAGAATCTTTTGGTCCAAATCCACCTCGTTTAGAATACAATCTTTCTCTACGATTTCTATGTTCATTTCCTAAATCATCTGATCCCGAACTTAAAGGACTATTATGTGCTACTGTATTATGAGGTAGGCGATGAGATACATGTCTATTCCAAACTCTTTCCGCATCTCTTGCAATTTTAATTTTGTCTCCTTTTGTTTTTGGAGTTTTATTATGTCCCCATTCTATTGTATTCATATTATTTGCAGGAGATTCTGGAGTTTTATATACTTTATATGTAATTCCAGATGGTTTATGGTGAACATCAATTCCACTAGAATGAGATGTTACTTTTACTTCCTTTTTATCTTTACGACTTACATGTGGATTTGGATTTGGATTATCTGCCCCGTGTCTAACTTTAGTTAGAGTTAAATTACTTTGTCTTTCTTGTCGTTGTTTATCTTTAAATTTTTTATTACTTGCTTTTTGCATTGGAGTTTTGCCAGAAGGAAGTTTTTCATTAGGTTCATAATATTTTTCTGCAATATACATAAATTCTTGAAATGTTTTCATTTCTTACTTTGCTTTTAGGTATTTAGTTTTTCATAACTCCATCTATACCCTTTACAATGGTTAAATTTTCCTTCACAGGTATATTTAATGTTGGAAGGATTTGTTCCTACAAATTTAGAAGCATCACTAATAGATTGGAACTCTCTTAAAAAGTTTCCTTCAATATCATACTGAAATACTTTGGTTCTTTTTACATTTGGATTATTTTTAAGTGTTTGAGAAGTTTTCGATTTACTTTCCTCCTTATGAGATTTTCCAGCAAATCCACAAGGAGATGGTTGCCCTTTTCTCATTTTACTCCATTTTTCTTTTTGTTCTTTTGTATGCGTTTGATTATAGAATGGATTTTCTTCTCCAAGAAATTTACCTTTTCTTTTTAACGATAATAGTTGTCTCGTTTTTTCTGTATGAGAATATCCAAGCATACCACCATCACCACCAAGAGTTTGATTATAATGAGGATTTAATTTAGAAATCCAAAATATTTCTCTGTTTCCTAAATTATCTTCACATAATTCAATTTCTTCAATAATAAAATTTTCCTTGCCGTATTTTCTTATTGCTCTATGGAAATAAGATGTAGAATTTCTATTAATAGCATCATAACAATGATTATAAAACCTTGTTGGTAAAGATTTCATAGTTTTACCAACATAAAACTTACCATTAACTTGATTGGTTATTTTGTAAATGCGACCTTCCATAAGATAAAATAAAGACCTATTACTATTTATAATAACAGGTCTTTACACTTTCGTCAAATTTTACAACTTTCGCAATCTTCCTCTTCGGCACCAGAAAGTTCTTGAAGAAGTGATTGAAGGTCTTGTTTTGGTTCTTCTACTACCTCATCAGTTTTAATATCATATGTGTTTTGATAATAACTTGTTTTCCAACCAACAGAATATGAGTAAAGCATATCGTGCGCCATCACTGACACGGGAACTTCATTATTGGCATAATTCTCTGGATTATAAGACCAGTTACCAGAGATTGCCTGGTCAAAGAACTTTTGCATCACAGCAACAATATTGATATAACCAGTATTACTAGGCATATCCCACAGAAGAGTATAATTGTTCTTAAGTGTTTGGTACTGAGGAACAATCTGCTTAAGCGGACCTTTCTTTGATTTCTTAACGGACAAGAATCCACGAGGGGGTTCAATTCCATTGGTTGCATTTGACACAACGGAACTGCTCTCCGATGGCATTTGTGCGGACAGTGTTGAGTGTCTGAGACCGTGTTCCAGAATTGATGCTCTAAGAGTTTCCCAATCATGTTGCAATTTAATAGAAGAAATTTCGTCTACATCTTTCTTGTAGGTATCAATGGGAAGAATTCCATCAGCATACTTAGTACGTCCAAAATATCCACAATATCCTTTTTCTTTTGCAAGTTGGTTAGATGCTTTCAAGAGATAATATTGGAAAGACTCAGAGAGTCCATGAACAGCATCCCAAGCTTCCTGAGAATCATAATTAAATCCAAGTTTTGCCAAATAATGGGCAAGACCAATAAAACCTATTCCAAGAGATCTACGTGCCTTTGTAGCAAGTTCTGCAGCGCGTACAGGATACTTCTGATAGTCGATCAATTCATCTAGACCGCGAACTGAAAGATCACACAGTTCCTCAAGTTCTTCATCAGACTTTACCTTTCCTACATTGATAGCAGAAAGAATGCAAAGAGCAATTTCTCCGTTAGTATCATCAATATGCTGAAGAGGATAAGTTGGTAGAGTAATTTCTTGACAATTATGAACTAGAATATCATTTGCAAAGAAATTATGAGTTCCTTCTACAGTAATATCATAAACTGGGATTTCTTCTTCAAGATATTCAATCTTTAACATTTTTTTCTCCTATTTTGTTCTAAAAGTTGTTTAGCAAGTTTTCTTTGAGTTTCGTCTCTATAATAAGGATTATACACCAATCCAGTTTGTTCTTCAATAGATTTATAAAAGTTTTTATGTTTCCCACCGAATCTATTTTTAGAAAAATGTTTTGGAAACTTAATATTCAATTCATTAATAGCAAACTCAACTATTCTTTGTCTTCCACCAATAAATCCATATTTTTTAGCAAACTTTACACCTACTTCTATAAGTTCCTCATCAGTGTATCCAGAATAGTTTGGATTATTATAACCAGTAGTTCTTATGGAAATACCATTTTTCCACTCTTCCTGAACCTCCTGTGAGCATCTTGGAAGCATCCATCCACCAGTACCACCTGAAGTAGCATTATAACCTTTTGTATCACTTTCAAAGAGTTTAATGAAGTGGGTTTCCTTTTCATTAATAAAGTTTTCATCTTCAGTTTGGTAAGTTTCAATCACAGATAAGTCCCAACAATCTTCACCATATTTTCTAATTGCAGAATGAAATCTAAATTTTGAACCATTTCTTGCTGACGATAAATGACGATTCCAACGATGCTCCAAAGAGTATTCAGTTTTTCCTATATAAGGTTTTCCGTTTTTCTTATTAGTAATCTTATAAACAATATATGTTTTCATTATAGGAAATGTAATCTCATAACTATTTATAAAATATAGAAATTACACTTCCTATTGTGTTAATTAATTACCAATTCATCAGTTTGAACCAAATCTTTTGCCATGACATATCCACGATTTTTGGTGAATACTTTATGCTCTGGTGTCACAACAATACTCTTACCACTTTCTTCATCAGTAATTTTCATTACTTTTGCTTTTGGTGAAGTTTGGGTAAATGCTGTAATAGGTGCCCACTCTTCTTTACCAGTTTCAGTGTTATAAGAAAGAACTTTTAGATCATTGACAAATAAGTTATTACTAAATTTTTCAAGATCTTTAATTTTAATAACAGTTGTTTTATCAATAGTGTCCCTAGAAATTGATTCGTCAGAATAATCATTTAAATTGTGTCTAATTGAAATCAAAGTATCACCAGCAACACAAAGATTACTCATCTCAACCTTATCCTTAAAGGAAGAGTGAGAATTACAATGATCAATATTCATAATGTAGATACGACCCGTTTCAGCACGTTCTTTGAGGAGACTAAGAATGAGTTCCTGTGCCTTAACAGTTTTCGACGGAATGGACGAATTGTTCTCGTATTCAGCATATAAATCGTCAAACTTGTCTGTTCCGAAAGCATCATAAAGTCCAGGTACATCATGAGGGGAGAAAAGCGTGATCTCACCATCCTGAATGAACCTCTCATAAAAAAGTTTGCTGATCTGAATGCTGTAATCAAGTTTGCGAACACGATTATCCTCCGTACCCTTATTATTTTTAAGAACAAGAATATCTTCTATTTCTTGGTGCCAGATTGGGAAGTGGACTGTTGCTGATCCACCTCGGATGCCATTTTGAGTGCAGCATCGGACAGTCGCTTCAAACTTTTTGAGGAAAGGGACAACACCTGTGTGCTGAACTTCTCCACCTCGAATTTTACTGTTGATGCCACGGATGCGACCTGCGTTGATGCCGATTCCCGCCCTTTGTGCAACGTATCGACCAATAGCCATATCACTGCTAAAGATAGAATCGAGGGTGTCATCAACATCAACAAGAACACAACTAGCAAATTGTCGAAGTGGCGTTCGTACTCCTGCCATGATAGGCGTGGGGATGTTGATTTTGTGCTTTGAGATTGCGTCATAATACCTCTTTACATATGACATTCTGGTTTCCTTTGGATACTCTGCAAAAATAGTCAGAGCAATCATCATGTACATAAATTGCGGAGTTTCATATACTCCACCACCGCTTCGATCTTGCACGAGGTACTTATCAACGACCTGACGTAGACCTGCATAAGTGAATAAGAAGTCGCGATCATGATCAATATAGGAATCAGCGCGATTAATCTCTTCTTGAGAATACTTGTTGTAGATATCATTATCATAAACTTCCGAAGTAACACATTGAACAATATGCTGCTCAAGTGTAGGAAGTTCCTTCATTTTTCCATACAGTTGCTTACGCACAGAAAAAAGAAGCAGACGTGCAGCAACGTATTGATAGTTGGGATGATCAAGATCAATTAGATCGCTTGCACTACGAATCAGAATTTCTTGAATCTCTGCAGTAGTGATTCCATCATAGAATTGAATACCAGAGGTCATCTCAACTTGACTTGCAGAGACCCCTGCAAGACCTTTACACGCCTCTTCAACCATTAGATGCATCTTATCTAGGTCAAGAGACTCAATTCGTCCATCTTT